CATACGTAAACATCAAATGTCCTTGCTGAACTGTCTGTATTACAGAGATACATGGCTGTGATTGCACTTGCTCCACTGCTGACATATACGTTTGCCGCATCACCTGTCGTTATTAAAGAATTTGTTATCGCCATTTTCTATTCCTATAAAATTATTGAAAACACTATGGCTTTCGATTTTGTTACTAATTCATCAGAGTCTGTATTACTATTTACTACAAACAATCCGCTACCTGCACTACCTACTGCGTCTGCGTATATTTTTGATTTATCAGCTGTTGCTGTTGGAATATCTGTAGTTTCGTCAAACTGCAAATGAAACCCATTGGTTTCTAAGTTTCCGCCCAACTGCGGAGTTGTGTCTTCTACAACATTAGATAGTCCACCGCCTCCTGCTGTTAAAATTGTGCTAAAACTTGCGCCGTCGGTAGTTAATTCCCATACGTCTGACGTTTCGTTCCATCTAATGCCAACGTTGGCTTGTAATCCTCTGTCAACTTGAAGTGACGCAGTTCCGGGCGATGCATTACCACCTACTCCCCATCCTGCTTCTCCTACATTTAACGTAATATCTTTATCTTGTACATCAGTGTTTGTTACTGTGGTAGTATCATAAACTCCAGCAACGTGTAAGTTACCGGTCAGGAAGACATCTGGGGTATCTATAGTATAATTTGTATTAAGTCTTTTAAATGCGGCCATATTATTTTATTTCCAGTTTCTATTATTTATCCTCTAAATTAAAACTCAAAAAAATAGCACCCGAAGGTGCTACTTTTTCTAAAGCATTTAAACATACTTACCCAGTTGCTACGTTAGCAAAACTTGCGTCTGCCGCTGTTTGTACTTTGTAAGGATATCTGTTGTCACTCCAATCCCAAACAAATTTACTAGAAATCCTTTGAGCAAGGAATTCATTAGTTGCATTTCCAAAACATGTTACCATACCTTCATTTGCTGATAAGTTAGCTGAATTTCTTCCGTCTGGATTAGCTAAAGTAACTGTTGCTATGTTAGCACCAATATCTGCACTGTTGCCAACAAGGTATTGGTTTTGGCCTTTTTGGTTTTCAGCATAGCCACTAGCAATTAGTGTGCCGTCTGCTTCTTTATATGTAATAGCGATAGTATATACGCCAGATGAAGATTGTGGTTTACCAATTGTACCACCAAGTCCACTTGCATACCCACTATCGATTGTTGCTGATTCTGAGCGTTTAATAGGTCTTCCCATTAGTTATTCTCCTTTAAATTTAAAGTCAAGGCGTTCTAGGCCCTACGCGATGGGTTCGCATAAATTCCAAAACGAACATTAGTATTTATTCCAGTCAAAAAAAAGCACCCCTAAAGGTGCTTTTTTAATGTTACTAGGTTTGTAACCTATCTTACATAAGTTTAACTTATGAGAATGATAAGTTTGAAACAGCTACTTCTTCTAAGTAGTCTGCCGCATTACCAAGGGATGACGCTGTGTTTGATAATTCAACATAGCCATATCTTGTCATGAAGCCTACTACTGGTTCGAAAGTACTTGGATCTAATACAACACCTGAGCTCATTAGTGGAACGTATGGGCAATAGAACGCCGCCGCATCTGCTTCACTTGAACCTTTATAACCTACTAGTACTGCTGTAGTGTCTGAAGCATATGAATCAACATAAATTTTCATTGCTGAGTTCAATGTACCTACAAACTTAGTGTTTGTTGGTGCTTCAAATGTACCTTCAGTTGTTCTTGCGAACGCTGAAGTAGTAGCAGATTGTAGTACTGTTAACGCCGCTGGTGATACAACAGCCCAGTTACCTGCGCCTCTACGTGTTCTTTGAGCGATTAAGTTTGCCGCACGGTTTACTGTAACCGCTAATGCCGCATGTTCATCACCAACGAATGTAGCTGTACCAGATACAGTAGCTTGGTTGTATGCGAAAGTTGAACCTGATAAACTTCTTAATGAAGCTAGAACTTCTTGATCAATTTCCACAGTAATCTCTTGAGCTAGTGCCGCCATGATTTCAGCTTCTACGTCTAGACCGTGCATTGCTTGAGCGTCTTGAGCCGCTTCAAAAGTCCAACGTGCTGATAACTTACGTGTTTTAGCTTCAACAGTTTGTTTTAAGATTTGAACGTTAATTCTACGACCTGCTTGGCCTTCTAGTGCTGATGTATTAGCCGCTAGTCCAGCAGTTCCGTCGCCAGAGTAAGCAACGCCTACTTTGAACGGTGATAATGCTTCATCACCAGCTGTTACGTCATTTGCTGTACCTGTTGCATTGTTTGTATCAGCATAACGTACTCTTAGTGTATGAATTTGAGCAACTGGGCCAGTCATTGGTTGTACACCAACGATTTCGTTAGCAATAACAGTTGGCATTACTCGTCTAATTACAGGAAGAATAACTCTGTTTAATGTAGCAACGTTACTAGAACTTGTTGCGCCACTTGTAGCGTTTTCTTGCAAGTGTTTCTTTGTGTTTTCTAGAATTACGGACATAGTCGATCTACGTGCGCCTTGTAAGCCTTCTAACAGAGCGTCCTTAGTTTCGTTCCAACGTCCTTCTAATAGTTGGGTTGTCATTTCTTTATTTCCTTTAAAAAAAAATTTATGCTATTATAGCCCTGCTAAACGTCGAATTTCTACAACGTTGTTGAGATTTTCTTCGCTGGCTTTAGCAGATTTATCACCAGATACTTCTACACGACTTTCAGCTAACGTGGGCTTGTCGGCCTTCGGTTTGCTTGTGTTGTTTAGAACTGCTGGCAAATACTTTTCGTATGCATTCTGAAGTCTATCAGTTTGCACACTTTCGAGTAAGCTAGACATTACATCAGCTTTCTCTGTGTTTAGAGGTTTCAATAATTCGTCAAGTTTAGCCTTGCGACTTACACTTTCGTTAATCATTTTAACTTCATGTTTACTACTTTCAACTAGAGCTTCTTTTTCTTCGATTGCTTTTTGACTCTCAGCTATGATTGAATCTTTTTCATCAATTGTTGCTTGAAGTTTAGCAAGTTCAGTGTTCTCATTTAAATGAGTTACAGCAAACTCGTTTGCAAACGCTTCAAAGATACGACGTCCAAACATGTTCTCGCGAGCTGAGTGGATGTCTTCTTTTAGTTGAGCTAATTCTGAGCCTAGATTATTTGTTACTGATTCCTTAACAAGTTTAGCTGATCGTTTAACAAAAGCTGATTGTAGTTCTGCTAGTTTTGACTTAGCTTCTGCTACTAATTTAACTTTAGTTTCAACAACTGCTTTCTTGTCTTGGTCAAACTCTTTAATTTCTTCAGCTAGTGCATGGATAACAAATTTCTCTAACTTAGCAATAGCTTCAGTTTGAGTTTTGCGATCTGTGCGTAGCTCGTTGATTTCTTCAGCAAGCTTATTAACCATAAAGTCATTAAACTTACCAGCATTTTCGACCATTTGTGTTTTAAACTTAACACGGTCTTCTGCAAGAGCTTGTTTCTCATCGGCGAACTCTTTAAGTTCAGCGGTAAGATTTTCAGTTACCATTTTGTCTAGAGCTTCAACCATTACGTTTTTGTCATGTTCGTAGCGACCAGCAAACTCTTCACGCAATTCAGCACGAATAGTTTCTCTGGCTTCATTAATTTGTGATTCCCAAGCTTCGTTTATAGTAGCTTGAGTTTCTTCATTAATGATGCCACTATCTAACAATGGTTTGATAGCGTCTAACATTATGATCTCCTATTTAATTTTCAAATCTTTGATTAGTCTAGTTACAGACTGTTTCAAATATTTTTGTACTCTTTGATCTGCACTGGCCTCACGTGCCATTTCGAATACCTGTTGGCCACCTTTCATATTCATCAGTCCTTCGTAAATCGCTGTTGGATATGCATTAGGTGCACTAGGTTGTGCAACTACATCGACTGTGACTATTTCGAAGTCACTTACTTTGCCGTCTCCCTCGTTAACGTTTCCGCTACCACGAGATGAAACACCAAGTTTAACCCCTGATCCCAACATGGTCTCAACTAACTGACCCATTGGAGTAGGGAGAATTTTTAATTTACCAAAGCCATTAGGTCCGTCCATCCACATATTTTCAATCATATGTGACACACGGTCTAAATTAATTTTCAAATCATCAGGGTGATCTACTTCGCCTAAGACGCTATAGCCACCCTTGATTTGTTCATTTAATGTAGAAACGGCTGTTTCAATCTCTGTTATAGGATATACACGTTCATTGTGATTTTTTACACCACCCTGAATGAATACTCCTTTCATATATAAGTCCTTACCACTACCGTCTTTCTTGTCTTCAGATAGGACTTCCATCCCAGCTTGGGTAAATGTTAAGTGCTCTTTAAGATATGTAGCCATTGTTATTTCCTAATTAACCGTCAATTGGTGAATCTGTATCTGTACCTGCCGCTTGCTTGTTATCTGCTTTTTCTTTCTTACTAAAAGCTTTACCTGCTTTAGCGCCTGGCTTGTTTAATGGATCTTTAACTAAATCGCCTTTTGGTTGAGGTGCTTTAGCTGGTTTAGTACCGTCTGGGTTACTTTCACCACCTAAGTCCATGTTTACTGCTGTACCGCCCATGTCGTTTTTGCCTGCCACTGGTGATTTAGTATCTGCACCTTGGCCGTCAGTTACAGGAGCTGGAGCTTTTTCAACATACTCTTTAACAACTTCTGCTTCTTCTTCAACAACTTCTTCAGCAACTTCTTCAGCATCTTCTTCAACAGTTTCTTCTTTAGCTTCTTCAACTGCTTCTTCTTCAGAATCTGTAGCTTCTGCCATTGCCATTTCTTCAGCATCAACTGCTACTTCAGCTTCAGGCTCAGCATCTTCACCTGCCATTAGTGCATCAAATTCTGCTTTTAATTCGTCAAGTGCATCTTCAAGATCTTCAACACGGTCTTCTACATCTTCTTCTTCAGTTGGTGCTTCATCAGCATCAACTTCCATGTCCATTTCTTCTTCAGCGTCATGATCTTCAGCGTCATGATCTTCTTCGTGTTCTTCTTCTGAAATACCTTCATCTTCTGTGCTGATTTCGTCTACTAAGTCGGCTACTTCTTCAGTAGATTCTTCAGTAGCTACTTCGTTTAGATCTGCATCGTCGATTAAGTTTTCATATATATCGCGTGATTTTTCAACAACGATATCGTGGAATAATTCTCGAGCTTTTGCGTCTTCATCATTAATGATGTGCTCAATAAGTTGTTCATACTTGTTCATTACGGTGAACTCCTTTTAAAAATAAAAATTTAAATCTTTGAAATCAAAATGTCTCATTTGTTCGTTATGTAATGTATTTAACGATTTATTTGGTTTTATAGGTTAAATGCGTTGTTTTTGATTGTTTTTGAAGGATAATTACAGCGAGGTTGCGTCTGATACTGGTGCTTTGTACTGATTACGCACTGTGTCTAACTTTTGTTCGTGTTCTAGTTTACGTACATCATTCATTATACGTAGTCGATTTAACTGTTTTAATGTTAATTTAGTTTTACGTAGGTCATGGAGTTTGGCCACGGAGTTGTCGTCTTTTTCCGTTTCATAACCATGTGGTGCTGTTTCAAAAAATTCTAGTATGTTCATAAGTGTATTTACCAATCTTATAAATTTAGATCACCACCAGGTGCTTCTGGCCCACTGCCTGTTGTTTCAGGCCCGCCTAAATCTGTAGGTTCTCCTGTGGGTGCTTCTGTGGGTGCTAGATCATCTAAGTCTGATTGCAGTCCAGCAGTTGTTACACCTACTGATCGTAGTCCGGCTTCTGGTGCTGATGATGCTTCTCCACTTTCGTTTTCTTCATTCCACATTTCTTCATTCTCTTGCATTTCTTCTTCACTAAGATCTAGATAGCGTTTAAGTAGGAAACGTTTTGAAAGATACGGTGTTTGTTCTAACTGAGTAAATGCTTGTATGCGAACAGAATCAACTTCTGCTTGTCTATATTTGGCAAAGTTTTGTGGTTCATTGAAACGAAGCTCAAACACAGAACCGTCAATGTTAACTCCTCTCCATCTCATAAACATTTTAAATTCATGATCTAGTGTGCCTGCTATTAAACTTTGTAAGCGTTTACAGTATTGGTTAAATCTCCATTCTTGGATTAATGCTGTAGTAGCACGACCGTCGTTGTATTGTGCGTTACTTTCATCAGGACCTGTTGGCAAATATGAACTAGGTACTCGAAGTCCACGTGCCAATTTGTTGTTAAAGTATCTAAGATCATCAATCTCTCCTAGATTCTGCCCACCTGGTAGTGTAGTAACATCACTGCCTCTACCGTCTGCTGTTACTGGGAAGAAGTAGTCTTCGTTTGTACTCAATGGGTTGTACGTAGCATCTTGCATGTTTTGCCCACCACCCGTCTGCGTTGGTATGCGTCTTTGGTGTATTTCGTTTTTAATACGATCAACAAAAGCCATTGCCATATGACTTGGCATGTTACCTACGTCAATTTTGAACACTCTACGCTCTGGTGCACGCTGTATTCTGTATATAAGTATTGCGTCTTCTAACAGTTGTTTTTGTTTGAATATCTTAAACACTGACTCTAATATACTGTTACCGAAAGGCCAATTAAGATCCAATCCTTCTGTTAAACTTAGATGTACCACATGCTCTGCATTAATAGGTGCTTCATTTTGTGCATGTGCGAATCTACTACCACCTTCATATGGTGTGTTTGCTTGTGTGTAGGCTCCGTTTGGGCCTCCTACTTGGGGAGCGTTTAGATATGTATCACTAGATGCAACTGATGTAGCTGTTAGATTTTTAAAGTTAATGTTAAGATCTTTAATTAGATATTGTTCTGGTTCTTTGCCTTCGCTTTCGTTAACAATGACTTTAACTACTTTGTGCATTTCTGTCCAATAAAGTTCAAATGTTTCTGGATCACGTAGAAATACCTGATCTCCATATTTTAAAACATTACGAACTAATTTAAATAGTCTCTTATTCAGCTTGTTAAGACTACACCATTGATTCAATTGATCTTTAAGGATTTTAATTTCGTTGTCTGTTGGCTTTTCTTTGAAGAATAAATCAAACCCAGTACCGTTTTCGATATTGTCCTGAGTCATGAATTCAGCTAGTATGTCTAAGGCCGCATTGATTTCTGAATCCTGATCCATTTGTTCGTATTGGTTGTATCTCTCTGTTCTGTTAGGATGTCCAATATAAACTTCTGGAAGTTTACTAGCAAAATTACGATACCCTGGATCAACGGAGTTACTACTGCTACCGCCACCACCTAATGGGCTCATTAGTCCGCCAGCTTCTGGATTTGCTGATTTGAAATACTTTTTCCAACCTGCCATAATATGTTCTCTTTAACTATAGTTTGCAGTATTTATCAGGCTAGTAACTGTTCTGTGCTATTTGTGATGTTAGATTGTTGTTCTTCTGTAGAGTACGCAGTACTTCACTCATCACAGCTGTCTGTTGATTCAGTGATGCTGTGATACTACTGCTATCTAGACTTACAGGAATTGTCTTGTTGTCGGGTAGTGGAACTACTGCTTCTGTACCGTGTAGTACTTCAGTATAGCCACTTACAGGTCCTGTACTGATGCCGCCTGTTTTCAATCCGAGCTGACCGTCGGTAACTCCTTGGGCTAACCCGGCTTGGCCGATGCTCGGTTGGAGTGGACCTGTAAAGCCGCCTGTACCTTGGATCTCAGCTCGGAAGTTTTTAACTACTTGGCTTGCGGCTTCAAGACCTATACCAGCAATAGTGGCATACATTTTTAGTAGTGGTGTTAGTAAGGCTTCAAAACTGATTGCTAATTCTTGAGCCGCGGATGTGGCCTTAACCATTCCTGTAGTTAATGGATCTGTTGTGTCTTTAAGTGCTTTTACAGAGTTCTTTGCTGTTTCGACAGCTTCTTTTGTAAATTTAATAGATTGGTTATAGGCATCTAACCCAGCCTGTGCTACAGTGTTCAATGATGAATCACCTGTTGCAAAGCCTGCAACAAACAATGCTTGGTTTTTCCTAAAAGCGTCAACCATTGCTTGTGAATACTGTGCATTAGCATCTGCCACTGCTGTAGCATCAAATGTTTCAGAAAGAAACTTACCATAAAGCAATCTACCTTTTTCTGCGGCCGCGGCATTTGTTGCTTCGTATATTGCCGCATCCTTGTTTATTACAGCTCCATTGAATATCACCCTATCTCTAAATGCTTTTTGCTCTATCGCAGTCATCTGAGCCATAGCGGCATCAATTTGAGCGGCTTGTTCTGGACCCATTTTGGCTAGTTCATTTTGGAATGCCGCGATCTGATTTTGTTCTTGCACCTGTTTAGTTTTGGCTTTAGCATCCTCACCTGTTAGTGCGGCCACTAGTCTCATATTTTCTGCAAGTTTTTGTGTTTCAGTAGCTAGCACAGCTGGGTTAACTGATTGTGCTGTTCTTCGTATATTGCCCATAACTGTAGCAGTTATTTCTGCTTGCTCTTCAAACCCATATCCTAGATTCAGTAGTTGTGTTCTTATTCTACCATTGTTTTGATCAAATATTCGTCCAGTGTCACCAACCATACGAGCACCTTCAGCTACACCCATTCCACTCAATGCAAGGTCTTGAGACTGTTGACTTATTACTTTAGAAAACTGTTGTAATGTTAACCCAGCACCCACACTAGCTTCACGCATGGCTGTTAGTCCACCTGCAAACACAGCACCGTTGCCAACAATGGTATTAAAGGCGTTATTTGTTTTTTCTAATTCTTTGCTGAGGATGTCGACCCCAAATTGCATTAGTTTTTTAGCTTGATCAGCAGTATAAGTTATTCCTGCACCGATACCACTAGCAATTCCACCGATACCAGATACTAATGGATTTAAATTGTTTGATAGGGACTCGCCAAATTTTCCTACCATAGCACCAAACACACCAATTGCACCACCAGCAAAATTTATTGCAGTTTTTAACATAGTTGTTGACATAGTAACGCCACCAGCACCACGTTGCATATCGTTTGTTAGGTCGCTGATTAATTTAGATGATCCAGTGAGTAGATTTTTAGTGAATAGCCTAGTTGCTTCTACGGTCCGTATATTACTTGCTTCTTCAACTAGCTCCTTTCTTTTCTGTAGCAGTTGGTTTCTTTTAGCTTGGTCATTAGCAGTGTTGCCTAACTCGTCAAGAGCATCGTCAAGATTATCAATTGCACTAACCATTTGGTTGAAGCTAACATTGCCTTGTTTAATATCTTTATTAAACTGTTCTATCGATTTCTTGAAGTTGCCCGTACCTTTCTTGGCGGCACTAGTAAATACCTGAAGTTCAGAGGTTGCGGTACCAAATCCTTCTTCGAGCTTTTTCAGTCTTTCGATTATGTCCTGGAGATCTTCTTCGTTCATATATTTTTATTTGCCTGTGTTTTTGGTGCTATAAATAGTGTTAAGGACTATTCAATTATATATATTTATAGGATTTTCAACCATGGAACAAAACACTCCACAAGTTGCCTCAAGCAATCCGCTATCTAAGCATTTTAGACAGCCTGCGATTTATTTAAAGTTACCCAGTGATGGTAAGTACTGGACTAAAGACTCTTTGTCTATACCACCATCTGGCGAAATTGGCATTATGCCAATGACTACCAAAGACGAAATAACTTTAAAAACTCCAGATGCACTGTTAAACGGGCAAGGAGTAGTTAATGTAATACAGAGCTGTTGCCCGGACATAAAAGATGCTTGGCAAATGCCTAGTATTGATGTTGATGCTACTCTTATCGCAATACGTATAGCTAGCTACGGTAATCAGATGGATTTCACTTCGCAGTGCCCACATTGTAAAACTGATCAGGATCATGCTATTGATTTAGGAGTTACCTTAGGAACTATTACTGCTCCTAATTACGAAGTTCCTTTAAAAGTTGACAGTCTAACCATACAATTACACCCACAGCCGTACTTTAGTCTTAATCAAACTAACATGATCGCATTTGAAGAACAGCAGATAGTTAGGAGTTTAGGTGAAGTAGAAGCTGATCCTATCGAGGCAAAAAAACGCTTTGACGAGCACCTTGCTAAAATAATCGATATGAACATCAGCTTGCTAGGTAGTAGTACCAAATCTATCACAACCGAAGATGGTACTGTTGTCACTGATTCAGATCATATCAATGAGTTTTTTGCCAATGCTGACACTAAAGTTATTAAAAAAGTACAAGACTATCTCAAAGAACTCAGTGACATAGCCAACATTAAACCTGTTGGTGTTACATGTACCAACGAAGAATGCAGTAAAGAGTTTCCTATAAACATCACATTCGACTACGCAAGTTTTTTCGTATAAGGCTCTTGTCTCTAGAACCTTCAGAAGTCGAAGAATTAATCAAAGGCTATGAAGATGAGGTAAGAGCCTTAAAAGATGATTCATTAAGGTTAGCATGGTATATGCGAGGAGCTCTTAGCTACGATGAAGCCATGATGCTTGGCTTATCTGATAAAGAAATACTGGCCAAGATAATCAAAGATAATATCAAAACAACAGAAGAAACCAAATTACCGTTCTTTTAGAATGTGGCTTTTTCACAACAGGATATATAGTTATGCCATTGACGAATCACTTAAATGGTGTTATTATATAACAGTAAGACTACCTAAATAGTAAGCAGGATTAATTATATGCTTTAACTATTAGTCTTGCTTTTTTAATAGGGACAAAATCCCAGGAGGAAGTAAAATGGAAGTATTAAAAAACATTCAGAAATGGAGTTCATCTATAGCTGACGTAGCTGTATCACTAATGGCGATGTTTATCGTATTAGAACTACTTGGCGTAGGTAACATACCGTTTTTTCCAGAAGTTAACGTAATTGGTAACGTAACTGGAGTAGTTAAATCTTTAGGAGCTGAAGGCTTAGTTGGTTTAATTGCAGTGTGGGTTTTATACACAATTTGGAATAAGAAGTAAGAGAATATCCTTACACCATTTCCACAGAATAAGAAGAAAGCACCTCAAGGGGTGCTTTTTTTTGGATTCACGTTCAGTGATAACCTAACAGATAGTCAAGTCATAGTTACTGCTAATAAAACAATTAATCCATAGTTCTTTGGGCTTATTAAAGATGTCTACGACATCTAACTTCTTCGTTAACACTCGAAGTTCTTTTCTTAAGACTTAATTAATTTACTTTACTTTGATATACTGTATGTTCTTACTTGCTTTATCTAGATCTTTCAGCCATACTTCACCTATACAAGGCAAAGTATGAAAGACACTTTATCTGAGTCTTACGCACATACTAATTAAAAGAGATTGTTTTCATTAACACGGAGGCGGTCAGCCTGTACCCCCTACTCTAGCTTCATCTGGCGGATGCAATGATAGCCGTAATTAGCCAACTATCAAAGTCACGTAGGTTGCTTTTTCTCAGAGCCTACATCTTTTGGGGTTTAACCCTTTTGAATGCCATGTGTCGTCCTGTGTGTAGTCCTCTCTACACGTTCCACGTGGTTACCCACGATCGCCTCAGGACACAGAATACATCTGCATCATTGACTGTTATATTTTGTTTAAATCTTCTACGAGAATGTTCTTTACGGAACCAATGCCTAGTCTGACATTAATGATCCCATTGTAGTTATCATTTCTAAGTAAAACATGTTCATTGATCTGATAATACACTTCCATGTAGTTAGTTTCACCACGTGTTTTACACAAATAAAGTATTTCACGTGTGAACTTTTCTGAGCCTAGTTTTTCGATATCTTTTACGAGCCTATCGGATGAGCCATAATATTTTTTCCAGTCAGTTTCGACTGTACTTCGTCTTTTATTTTTCTTGCCTTTTAGAGGTGGTCTCTTCTTGATTGTCCAGAAAAATTTACGACCTACGTAGTCGTGTCCATTCTCTGTGTTTGTGATCCTATATACAAAGCCATAGTTATCACCGATATCCTCAGACTCAAAAGGTTTGTTATTGTAAGTCCAAGGATTATCGTATGTTGCCATTTACATTGAGTTCTTTTTGTCTTGAATTTCTGCACGTCTAGCCTTGGTAAGTTTACCTAAGTCACCCAGTGCTTTACGAGCTCTGGCGGCCGCGGCTTTAACACCCTTACCGTCAAATGTTTGTGATTCTGCTACGTATGTTTCTACTGCCGCTAAAATATCTTCATGAATTGACATGTTAATTTTCCTTATTGATTGTTATACTGATTCAGGGAACCGTCTAGCTATTTCTGTACGATACCTTGCTTTCTCTTTGTTACGAGAAGCTTTTTCTATTGCTTCTTCTAGTCTTGCTCGTGACCAGCCTTTGATACGAGGCTTTTCATTTTTTGTTGCATCTGGATTTGCTTTACGTTTACCTGGATGTACTCTTGTTGATCCTCTGCCTGCCATTTTAGTTCTCCTTTATGCTACTACTTATAATCTATTGTTTAACCGGCCTGTAATACTGATTTTTTAGTTGGTTTCGTAACCAACAGCGTAATCGTGATCAACTATATCGCTACTACATTTGTATTGGCATTCTGTCCAACTAGTATTTTTGTTGTCTAGGTTATTAAAGAATGATTCCCAAATTGGATCATTTAATACTTGTTCTAATGTTCTTTCAGTTAGATCTAATCGTGACTGATTTACAGTGAAGAAATCATCTTCAAAACTTATATGTTCAGCATTTGATGTTAGACTACTGTAAGGTAATCCTTTCCAACTACAAGGGTATAATATTCCATTGGCATTAACATACATTCCCTGCGTGCCTATCAGACACAACGGAGTTATTGCACGATTGTACTTATCCTGAACCTTATTAAAATGTATTTCTTTGGTTTCTATGTAGTCTGAATTGTCTAACTGCCTTGAAGTTATAGGAATCATTATCCTTTCATACCTATTAGATGAGCTAACGAACTCTGCTCTGGGCTCTAAAGGATCAGTAGCACCACCATAAGTTTCATCATACTTGCTAC